GGCAGCTGCTCCTGGCCCCACTCGCGCGGGTATCCGAATAACCGGCCAGTTGATCGACTCTAATCAGCGAGAATATGTGGGCGTCATGTGTATCGGGATCGGTTATGTCAGCGATTTTTATCACGCTGATGGCAAGGTATTCGGCGCCGTATACACCGATAGCAACTTCCTCACCAGCGGAGGCACGGTCGTAAAGGTGGAGGCACCTGTTTACCTGACACTCGAAGACCGGAGCGGCGAAGGCATGGAGATCGACAGCGTGGCGCTTCAGCAGAACATGCAACGCCAGATGTTGGGGGTTGCGGAGAAAGCCATCGCTGATTCATGGCGACCCGGAGGCACAAGCCACCGAAACACCAGCGGGAGAGGCTGATGGCCATAGAAACGTTTGTTTGGGAGCCAGACGATGAAGCTGGTGGTGACAGTTCGTTCAGAACCCGTGAGTCGAAGTTCGGCGATGGCTATGTCCAGGCGTCCAGTGACGGCCCGAACGCTGAAGAGGACACTTGGTCGCTGTCCTTTGGCGGCACAGGTAGCGAGATCAAACCGATTGTGGACTTCATCCGCGCTCATCAGGGCGCCAGAGCGTTCCTTTGGACGCCGCCCGACGAAAGCCTTGGGCTTTATCGCTGCTCTACTTTCCGTCGACAAAGAAAGCCAGGAGGCCTCGCCGTTCTGACCGCTACTTTTGAAAGGGCATACCATCCATGAGTTTGATCACTCAATTGCAAAGGCTTGAGCCGGGCGCTGATATTTTGCTGTTCGAGCTTGATGGCTCCGACTACGGCGCCGACGTTCTCCGGTTTCACGGGCACGCCATACCGCACACGTCGGATGAACTGACAGCGGCCGGCGCCGACGCTGATCAGCTTCCCGCCAAACCCATCTATTGGCAGGGGGAGGAATACAGCGCCTGGCCGGTCCAGCTGGATGGCGTGGAAGCAAACAGCGATGGAACCGCTGTAAGGCCTACGTTTGCGGCAGGCAACGTCAGTGGGCGCATAACAGCGCTCTGTCTGGCTTTCGAGGATTTACTCGAGTTCAAGCTGACCATGCGGCACACGCTTGGCCAGTACCTGGATGCAGAGAACTTCCCTGCTGGAAACCCCGACGCTGATCCTTCTCAGGAATCTATCGAGGTCTGGTATCTCGATCGGAAGACCAATGAGGATGGTGAAACTGTCACTTGGGAGCTGGCCAGCCCGGGCGACGTCGGCGGCGAATCGATTGGCCGGCAGATGACCACGCTTTGTCACTGGTGCCTCACTGGTGGCTATCGCGGGCCGAACTGTGGCTACACCGGGCCATACGTCGACAAGGACGGGCAGCCCACCGATAACCCTGAATTGGATGTCTGCGATGCCACGTTGACGCGCGGCTGCACGCCGCGTTTCGGGGCTGGCAACGAAGTACCCTTTGGCGGTTTCCCCGCCGTATCCCTGATCGCGCGGAGCTGACCATGCTGAAACACATTCTGGCGGCCGTGCAGGCGCATGCGGCCGCCGAGTATCCGCGCGAGTGCTGCGGGTTGCTTCTGAGCGTCGGGCGAAAGCAGCAATACTTTACCTGCTCCAACACGGCGACCGATCCAAACGAAGAGTTCCGTATCAGCCCCGAGGATTACGCCGAAGCAGAAGATGTGGGCACCGTGATAGGAGTTGTCCACTCACACCCGGATGCAACCACTCGGCCGTCACCGCGCGACCTGGCGATGTGCGAAGCGACGGAGCTGCCTTGGCATATCCTCAGTTGGCCCGAGGGCGACCTGCGCACCATTGTGCCAACCCGCAATACGCCGCTTCTGAAACGCCCTTTCGTGCACGGTGCCTGGGACTGCTGGCAGGTCTGCGCAGATTGGTACAAGCGCGAGTTCGGCCTGGAGTTTGAAACATTCAATCGCACGGACGGCTGGTGGGAGAGTGCGGACGCGGAAAGCCTGTACGAATCCAATTACGAGGCGGCTGGGTTCGTCAGGGTTGATCACCCACAACGCGGCGACATGATCGTGATGGAGGTCGGGCGGACCAAGCACCCGAACCATGCAGGCATCTATCTCGGCGCGGACGCTTCGCTGACTGGCGAGGACAGTGGTGTGTTCGGACCGGGCCCTTTCCTGCTACACCACCTGTACGGAAGGCCAAGCGAAATCATCGTCTTTGGCGGGCCGTGGCTGGACAGGACTCGCCTGATTCTCAGGCACAAAGAAGCACAATCGACCACATGATGGGGCAGGGCCGCAGGAGAAGTGATGAGTAAATCTACAGAGATAATCCATTGCCTAATCGAGAGGTTCAGTCTGAGCAAAGAGGAAATCACCGCCGCCTTGCGAAGAAAGTACGGCAGCGATCCTGCTTTTGACGAGGGAAGCATGACCGCCGCACACCTCGAAACCGTGTTACCAAACGTTGAAGGCTACGGCGACACCACTTTCGAGTTCACTGTCGACCTCACGTCGCCTCGCCACTGATCGAGCGCGCCTCTTGTGCCTCCTCAAGGGCTACAAGCCTCTCGTCGATATCGGAAATTGCGGCCATAAGACGGTTGAAGCAGTCCGCTGCTGCTTGAGGGTCAGGCCTTCCAGATCCATAGGCGCGTAGAGCTTGGTTCATTTTGTGCACAGCAGCACGAAGCTCGTGGACTACTTTATTGCTATTTGCCATACCTTTTCCTTAAGTCATTGGCCAGGTCCACGGGATTGCAAGCAACGGAACGAGGCGGCTCGTTGAAGGCGCAACGCTACTATGCCGGAGGTGGTACGGGTTACTGGGCATTCAGCCAAGCTGGATGGGTGTACAGGAGCGGTGCTCGTCGGCTGCGGTATCAGAACACTATTGGTATGCTATAATTTTGATGTTCGCCTAGCATACGCGCTTGGCGCTTTCAATACTGGTATGCAGCATGACTCCGCAGATGAACCTAAGCAGTATTTCCACCGCCCCCGTGCTGATGGCAGCTTTAGCCTTGGTTGGTGGGTATGGGGACGCGGTGTCTACCCAAAAGGCGGCTAGCCATGACGATGAGCGACGGCATGAGGTGAGCCAGCAAAATGAAAAGCTGGCTGCTGATATACATAACTTGGTCAAAAGCTTCAACAACATGGAATCAGAGTTTGGGCGGATTATTAAAGGCCTTATGGCTGTAGATTTATCTTCACTACCTGATCACATGGATGCTCCTGAGACCTTGAACGATCTAGGCTTCCTGCTGGAGAGTGTTAGGGGAATGGAGATCACTTTGCGCTCGATTGAAGTTCCGGACGGTTTGCACCCACTTCACATGAATTTTCGGCGCGCATTAGCGAGGGCTCGTGAGAGCATTTCTGTTTTGTACAGCCTTACCTCCCAAACCATGACCATCCCTGCTGATGTGGATAGTGGAATCAATCCGGAAGGGTTAAAAGCGCTCGCTGAGCACTCAACCAAAAGGTTGATCGAGTTGGCTAAAGCTTAATGTCAGCCATTTCTGTAGAGTTTCATCCTCATAGCTACAAAGAGTTTTTCGTAGACGTCCTGGTCAACTTTCCTGGTCTGGACGAAGAAATTTTGCGAGCGTTTGAAAGTTATAAGACTACTGGTGTGGCCACGGGCCGCATAGGTAGAGATGCGCCTTACGTTCGTCCTGAGGCCGCGTTCCAAGCAAAGCTTATGCATATACATATCAAACTACCCCCTGGGGTGTTTCCACCAAACCTTCCACAGATTGATCGGGTTTGCAGAAGGGGTGCCCCGCATCGGGATGCTGCATTGGTGTATGTACGCGGTGAACTCGAAGAGCATCGCTACTGCCTTCTCGCATTCCTTCATCCAGACGGTCACGCCAAGGCGCGAGAAGAGAAGCTCATGCGATACCTGGCCCGCCTCGCTAAACAGTTCCGGGACGAGAACTGAAGCTCACCCCGCGCTGGTTTTTTTGCATCTGGAGCGTGCTAATCTTCAGCTCTACACACTGAGGGATCACCATGCGAATTCTAATAGGGACGCTGACCTTGGCTTTGCTGGCGGGTTGCTCGACGCCGTCGGATCTGATGGCAGAAAAGCCTCAATTGACGGCGACTTCCACGAAGGCTCCGAAGTTAGTAGCGCTCTGTGCATATCCAGCCTGGCAGGACTACCGGTCTAGCTCGGTTATGAGTGAAACGCTTACTGGGTACCGCATCGTCGCAGGCAGCGAGATGAGCCAACAGACCGACGACGTGCTGAATATTGAGAAAGCAGGTACCGGCAGTATCGTGAAGCTGTATCAGCGTGCAGCTTGGTCCCAGATGGGGCGCGGCGGATTGAGAGATTCACTGAATCGCTGCCTCTGACCAGCAGAAAAAAACTAGCCGCCTCCGGGCGGTTTTTTTATGTCCGGAGAAAAAATGTCCACAGCCCTGCACTACACGCCTATGACAACTGTTCTCCTGTCTGGCTCGCTTGCCAGAAAGTTTGGCCGAAAACACAGAAGGGTTATTGACACTGGCCAGACTCAGGAGGTTTTTAAGGCGATGAACGCCACACTCTCGGGTTTTGAAGACGAGATTAAGCGCCTCGATAAACTCGGTATGCGGTTCGCGATTTTCCGTAACGGACAAAACGTGGGCCAAGAAGCTCTATCTCTCGGCGGCTCAAGAGAGGTAAGGATTGTTCCGGTGATTGGTGGCAGCAAAAGGGCCGGTCTCTTCCAGACCGTAATTGGCGCTGTGCTGATTGCCGCATCGTTCATTCCGGGCTTTCAAGTACTGATGCCGATCGGTATTTCTCTGGTGGCTGGCGGCGTAATCCAAATGCTCAGCCCGCAAGCGTCTGGCCTGAAGCAAAGCGCCTCTCCCGAAAACCTACCCAGTTACGCCTTTGGCAGCGCGAAGAACACAACTGCCAGTGGCAACCCGGTACCGATCTGCATCGGCGAACGACGTTGGGGCGGGGCGATCATCTCTGCATCAATTTACGCTGAAGACAAAACGTGACCACGTCTGCAAGACCGCGCCGCCCGAGAGGCGGTTTTTTTATGCCTGGAGAAAAGCATGGGCGCAGCACTGAAGATCGATATCCACGGCGAGAAAGGCGGTAGCAGCAACCCTAAGTCGTCGACCGAGGCCTCCGATAGCCTGCGCTCAACCAACCGGGCCAAGCTGCTGATTGCAGTGGGTGAGGGTGAGTTCGAGGGAACGCCGACCGACGCCGATATCTATCTCGATAACACACCGCTTAAAGACGCCAGCGGCAATCTAAATTTCCAAAATGTGAAATGGGAATGGCGCACCGGTTCCGTTGATCAGTCGTACATCCCCGGCATTCCGTCCATCGACAACGAGACGACCGTCAATGTCGAGTTGCGCAACGACTCTCCATGGGTTCGCTCGATCACCAACACTCAGCTATCCGCTGTACGCGTGCGGTTGGCGTGGCCTGCGCTTCAGGCGCAGGATGACAATGGCGTAGGCGGCTACCGTATCGAGTACGCCATCGACGTGGCGACTGACGGCGGGAGCTACAAGCAGGCACTGCTGGAGGCCGTTGACGGCAAGACCACCACCCGATACGAGCGATCGCGCCGCATAGATTTGCCCGCCGCGACATCAGGCTGGCAGATCCGCGTCCGTCGCTTGACCGCAAACCAGAACACCAACAAGATCGCCGACACCATGCTGGTGGCCGGGCTCACAGAGGTGATCGACGCAAAGCTGCGCTACCCGAACACGGCGCTGCTCTACATCGAGTTTGATGCTGAGCAGTTCACCAACATTCCCGCAGTGACGGTCAAGTGCAAAGCGCGGAAATGGCAGGTGCCGAGCAATTACGATCCGTTCAGCCGCACCTATTCGGGCGTGTGGGACGGCTCCATGAAAGAGGCATGGACCAACAACCCTGCCTGGGTGACATACGGCGTTTGCACGCAAGACCGTTTTGGCTTGGGCAAGCGCATCAAGCCGTGGATGGTCGACAAATGGGAGCTGTACCGCATCGCGCAGTACTGCGACCAAGACGTTCCGAACGGGGTCGGCGGCTTAGAGCCTCGCTTTTTATGTGATATGAACCTGCAAGGCAAGGCCGAAGCATGGTCACTACTGCGCGATATATCCGGCATTTATCGCGGCATGACTTACTGGGCACAGGGCAAGCTGGTTGCGCAGGCTGACATGCCGCGCAGTCAGGACTTCGACTATGTCTTCACTCGTGCCAACGTCATCGGCGGCAAGTTCACCTACGGCAGCGCCTCGGCGAAGACGCGCTACACCCGGGCAATCGTTGGTTACGACAACCCGGACAACAATTACGACACCGACGTTATCCCGTTCGCCGACCCTGTGCTGCAGCGCCGCTTCGGTGACAAGCCGACTGAGCTGACAGCCATCGGATGCACACGTGCTTCTGAGGGGCAGCGCCGGGGTAAGTGGGTCGTGATGAGCAACAACCAAGACCGCACCGTCAGCTTCAGTACCGGCATGGAGGGCGCTATCCCGCTGCCGGGGTACATCATCCCGGTCGCTGATTCCCTGCTGGCTGGCCGGGAGATCGGCGGGCGCATTGCTGGGGCTGCTGGGCGAGTAGTGACGCTCGATCGTGACACACTGGCAAAGGCTGGTGACCGTTTGATCGTCAACCTCCCCAGCGGACAGGCTGAAGGCCGGACCGTGCAGTCGGTCGCAGGCAGGGCAGTCACCGTCACCGTCGCTTACAGCGAGACGCCTACGGACCAGCTGCAATGGGCGCTGGATGCCGACGACTTGGCTATCCCTCTGTACCGGGTGCTGAGCGTCAAGCGCAGTGCAGAAGGCGAGTACGCAATTACCGCTCTTCAGTACGAACCGAGCAAGTTTGCCTACATCGACACCGGCGCCCGGCTGGAAGAGCGTCCGATCAGCGTCATTCCGATCACCGTTGTTCCATCGCCTGCCAGCGTTTCGCTGACGTCGACGACGGCCGTCGCTCAGGGGCTGGCCGTTACAACGATGACCATCAGCTGGCCCGCCGTGGCCGGCGCAGTAGCTTATGACGTCGAATGGCGCAAGGACAGCGGCAACTGGATCAAGGTACAGCGCACCGGCTCCACCAGCGTCGACATCACTGGGATCTATGCCGGTGCCTATCTCGCCCGGGTGCGTGCCGTTAGCGCCTATGACATCTCGTCGAGCTGGCGGAATTCGATCCTTACACAGCTCAAGGGCAAGGAGGGGCTTCCTCCTGCCGTCACGTCGCTGACTGCCGCGTCGCTGATATTCGGCATCGCGCTCAAGTGGACTTTCCCACCAGGCGCAGAGGACACACAGCGCACGGAGATCTGGTACGGGCCGACGACAGACCTGGCCAAGGCCACGAAGCTCAGCGACCTGGCCTACCCGCAGTCGGAACACGTCATGCAGGGGCTGCTTGCGGGTGTGACGTTCTTTTTCTGGGCGCGGCTTGTGGATCGGACCGGCAACGTGGGGCCGTGGTATCCGACCGGCGTGGGCGTCATGGGCCAGAGCGGCAGTGATGCAACCCCTGTTCTTGGTCTGTTGACGGGCAAGTTGACGGAAAGCCAGTTCGGCGAACACCTGCTTGGCAGGATCGATCTCATCGACGGCGACGGACCCGGATCCGTAAATGAGCGCCTGGCAGAGCTTGAATCCGATATCGGCGAAATCACCGATGCGCTGGTGTATGTGCCGACCGATGCCTATGTACGCGACAACACGGTACGGGTGGGCGACAACCTCTGGACGGCTATCGCGGCAGTGCCTGCGGCGGCCAACGGGGCCAACGGTCCGCCGAATCCGACGTACTGGGTGAACAGCGGTCAGTCGATCCGAACGGCCAACGCTTTGGCTGCTCAGGTAACGAAGAACACCACCGATATCTCGACCGTCGACGGCAAGACGACTGCGACCGCCCGCCAACTAAACGCACTGCAGTCTTCTACGCGTGATGATGGTGTTGAGGGTGAAATGGCAGCGGCTCTTAAGGATTGGGAAAACACCGCAAACTATGCGCAAGAAGTAGCTGTGCGCAGTGAGCAAGACTTCGCGCAATCCCAGCGGATCACAACGCTTGACTCTCGCGTAGGGACGAACGAAGCCAAGATCACACTTGTGGAAACCACTACAGCCACGGATCGACAGGCCACCGCTCAGCAAATTGCAACGCTGACGGCGACGGTTGGCGAGAATCAGGGCGCTCTTCAGTCTGAAGCGAAAGTCAGGGCGGATGCCGACGGCGCGCTCTCTACCAAGCTGGATCAGGTGCAGGCGACTGCCAACGGTGCTTCGGTTGCGGTTCAGCAGACGTCCAGCGCGTTGGCTTCCACCAACAACAAGCTGGCCGGGATATGGTCGGTGAGGATGGAGCTTACGCAAAACAACATTCCATACGCGGCTGGCTTCGGCTTGGGGTTAGAGAGTGGACCGTCCGGCACGACTTCGCAGTTTGTTGTGCGCGCCGATACGTTTTTGGTGATGAATACCAGCTCGCAATCGCCGCAGTCGTTTTTCGGTATCACTGGTGGGCAGACATTCATTCGCTCCGCATTTATCGAGGATGGCTCTATCAGTTGGTTGAAAGTTGGAAACCTTCAGTCTTCTGACTACGTGGCGAACGTTAGCGGCTGGCTTCTTCCAAAGACCGGTCCGTGGCAGCTGAACGGGAGTATGGCCGATGGGCGTAGGTCAACCATCAGCAACTCATCCATCAAGATGTATCACGCCAACGGTGTTCTTGGCATCGATTTGAGTCTTTGACATGACGGGGATAACGCTAAAAACCGCTGATGAACGAGTGCTGGTAGACATGACCATGAAGCTCAGCCAGACAATGGGCAGTGTCGATACAAACAGCGTAGACGGGGCGGTGACGATTCCAGCGCCACCCCCCGGAAAAACGGCTTACTTTATTCCAGTCGCGCTAGTAGATCTGCAGAGAGAAAAAGGAAAGAGGCCGGGCATTACGCTGTCTGGCAATTCGCTGTCTTGGGCTTATTCCTACAACACCAACGGCTGGGGTTACTTCTCGGCTAATTGTAGAATCTATTATGGGTATTACTGATGACTTCGTTGGTAGTAAGTAAAGATACCGGTGAATTGTTGTTTGACACCTCAAAAATATGTTACGGGCTGGTTAAGAGTGGCTATCTGGTCACCGGAGAAGTTTGGCAGAGAAAGGTTTTGCGCTCGGTATCAAACGACCCTAATCAGGGTGGTAGTTACATCGACAGCACGCGAACAAGCGATCAGATGTTCACTACGACCGTAAACAGTCCGCGATCACCGATTGTGTTTCTAGTTGGCAAGGGATGTCTACAAGGGACGTCTATCAGCGGTTCCACTATGACGTTCCACTTCAGCGCAGCAAGTACCGCAACCAAGGCCTATGTGTTTGATCTGATGGCCGACAATATTCCCGGATCACCGTATCTGAAGACCTACACCGATCAGGGCGTATGCACCTTCAATTCTCTCCAACCGCCGTTGAACGTGGTTGCGGCTGTCCAGGCTCCTGAGCCAGGCGCGGCGGACGCATGGAACCGCAGGGTTCTACCTTATGCAGGCGGGAGCTGGCAGGCCATCCGGTCCCAGACCGCATCTGTCGATTTTCAAGCGCACTTCGTGGTCGATATCCCGCTTGGTCAGGGAATGGAATATGCCGCTTGCCTGCCTTGGTCCCGCGCTGCTGCGGGTTATATCGATGGGTCGATTACGGGCGTAAACGCTAAAGTAATTGGCTTCTCCGAAGGAGCTTACGGGCGCAGCGGAGGTATCAGCTTCATGTTCGCGCCAGCAGGCGCCACGTCCAGCATTGACTGGTCTGGTAACCAGTACAGCCTACCTGCCTCACTGGCCAACCTCCCTCTAGATCGATATCCACAGGCGCTTGTCGTTCCCACGGCGAACTTGCCATTCCCTTACAACTGAATTTTAAGGACACCTTATGCCTTGGTCGAGAAACGGCACAGTTGCTGTCACCCAAAATTCCACGACTGTCACCGGTACTGGCACTACGTTCGGTTCGTCACGTAACGGCGATGCCTTCAGCGGCCCAGACGGGCGTCGATACGAAGTTGCCAACATCGTCAGCGATACCGTGATGTCCATACTGCCGGCTTATACAGGCGCGTCTACCAGCGGTGCTGCTTACTACATTGAGCCTGTTCAGGGCTACCCAAAAACGCTGACAGATTCTTTCAATTCCGTGAATTTGTTGTGGGGTTCCAGGCTCGCGGCGCTCGGCACGACTGGCAACTACGAAATACTGCCAGTGCTTAAAGGTGGTACTGGCTCTAACAGCGCAGATGGGGCTGTGAGTAGTTTGGGCTTCATGGCGGGCACCATGTACCCGAAGTTCGGCGGCGCAGGGTTCGCTGCTTCTGCGGGTGGTTACAACCTGCAAGGCGGTTACATTGGCTGGAACACAGGCGGCTCATCGCTCAGCGGCTCCATGAACTTCATTTGCAACCGTGGCGGCGGCGTAGGCGGTTTTACCTGGCAGTCGGTGAATGCTGACAATACCCAGCAAGGCCCAGCCATGACGCTGACGTATGCTGGCGTGCTGGCTGTGCCGGTTTCACTATCCGTGCCCCGGATTGACAATCTGACCACCACGACAGCGCCTCTAAGCATATCCCCGACAGCATCTAACAGCTCTGCCCTGAATGCTTCATTGGTTGTTCGCGGTGCGCCAATAGTGAACAGTTGGGCGCGTCTGGATCTTGCCAATACACAGCTGCCCGCTGGTGCGAATCTGATCACCTACCTGGATTCGACGGGCCTTGCTGTCATGCGCAACGATGGCGGCGGCTCTATTGAGTTCTGGACTGGCGGGACTCGCCGACTTTTCATCGGTGCGGGCGGGGTTACGCAACCCGGGCAGGACAACACTTATTCGGTAGGCAGCGGGTCAATCCGGTATACGACAGCTTTCCTTTCGTCCGGAGCGATCAGCACTTCCGACGCTCGCGAGAAAACACCTGTTCGAGGGATGTCCGAAAGCGAGATCGCAGCGGCAAAGGATCTGGCCAAGGAGATCGGCTTTTACCAGTTCCTCAGCGCTGTAGAGGAAAAGGGCGCGGACGCCCGGCAGCATTGCGGTATGACGGTACAGCGAGCCATTGAGGTAATGCGGTCGCATGGCCTTGAGCCAATGAATTACTCGTTCATCTGCCATAACGAATGGGAGCAAGAGACCAGGGAGCACCCTGCACAGTACGAGCAGACGCCCGTTTTTGACGCCGAGTCAGGTGAGACGACTTACGAAAAAGGTGACTTGAAGTCTGAGGCGTGGACTGAGGTACTTATTGAGAAGGGCGACCGATACTCGTTCCGGTCTGATGGCTTACTTACCTTCATTGCATCAGGTTTCGAAGCGCGGCTTGCAGCGCTTGAAGCAAAAGTCTGAGCAACCTGACACACAGAACCCCGCTATCGAGCGGGTATTTTTTTGCCTGGAGAAACCACATGCCGATCACCACGCAGCAGCTACTGCAGATCCTCCCTAACGCCGGCCAGAAAGCCGGCGTTTTTGCACCTGTCCTGAATACGGCTATGAGCAAGTACCAGATCGTGACGCCCTTGCGCATCGCGGCCTTCATCGCCCAGGTCGGTCATGAGTCCGGCCAACTGCGCTACGTCCGCGAGATTTGGGGGCCGACTCCGCAACAACTGGGATACGAGGGGCGCAAAGACCTGGGCAATACCGTGTCTGGCGATGGCTCCAAATATCGTGGGCGCGGCCTGATCCAGATCACCGGGCGGGCGAACTATGCCGAGTGCGCCGAAGCGCTGGGCCTGGACCTGATCAACCATCCCGAATTGCTCGAGCTGCCGCAGCACGCCGCCATGTCGGCGGCGTGGTTCTGGCACCGGGCCGGGCTCAACACGCCGGCAGACAAAGGTGACTTTCTGACCATCACCAAGCGCATCAACGGCGGTACGAACGGCTTGGCTGACCGGCAGGCACTGTATGAGCGAGCATTGAAGGTGCTGGCGTGAAGGCCGTGCCGTGGCGGGGTATCGGCCTGATGCTGATCCTGCTGGCCTTGGCCGGTGCCCTTTACGGCGCATACCGGCACGGCGTGACCGTCACCGATCTGGCATGGCAGGCGAAGTGGGCTGAACAGAGCAAGGTCCAATCCGAAGCGGTGGCCGCCACAACTACCGAGTACCGAACCGAAGAACAACGCCGCCAGAAAGCGGCCAACCAGGTGGCAAACGATGCAAGACAAAACCAGACCGCTGCGCTTACTGATGCTGCTGTCGCTGACGCTGCTGGCGACCGGCTGCGCGTCGAAGCCGGAAAGCTGGCAGCCACGGCAAGTTGTGTGCCCGGCGATACCGGAGCTACCGAACGAGGCAAGGCAGCCACCCGCGCCGCCATGGTGCTCTCCGACCTGCTCGGCCGGGCTGACGCGCGAGCGGGAGAGCTCGCTAAATACGCTGACTCGGCCCGAATAGCCGGGCTGGCGTGTAACCGCATTGCCAAAGAGCTATCCAGTACCACCAATTCAGCCAGGCCGTAGGCCGCCGGGGAAGCACTGTGCAGACAGCAACGAAGCAAGAAACCTACGACCGCACGATGAAAGTGACGTTGGCAGTGAAGGCGAACGGCGGGTCGGTGACGGTCCAGATCCAGGCCGGTGATAACTGGATCAACACCGACACGTTCTGGAAAGACGGTGGCTATCAGATGAGCATTCCGCCCGCGACGATCCGCTACGTGCCCGCTGCTGGCGCTTCATTTGAGGTCTACGCATGAGCCTTCTGGTTAACCCAGTCCCACGTCGCCAACCGATCCGGCGCGGCTTGGGTCTGCTCGGCGATAGCTTCTCGGGCAACTGCCACACCATCGCGGCGACAGCGTTTGGCACCGAGGCCTATGGGTATGCGGGCTGGATCGCGGCGCGTACCGGCCTGTTCCCGAGCTACGTCGACAACCAGGGCAAGCTCGGGGACCACACCGGGCNCCAACTGTGTAACGGGCGCCGGAGGTGATGTAGCGAAAGGTAGAAACATCCACTTTCAACAGAACGCCTGGGCGGGGCGCCGGATCTTGTTTGACGACCAGAAGGTCGTAGCCTTCCGCAGCCGCCTCGGTCTTCAGCGACTGCGACCAAGTGGACTGAAGCAATGGCCAGTCTTTGTGGGCCAGCACCTTTTCGCTGCCGTCGAACTCCACGGCGATATTGTGCTTTGCGGCCTGACTGGCGCTCATCGTGCCAAGGCCGCCGCGCTCGACAGTAGCGGCGCAGCCTGTCAGTAGGGCTGTGAAAATCAGTCCGGCTACGGTTAATGCTTTCGACATTCGTTACATCCTTGCGAGTGGTGATCCTTTAGTAGAGCGTTCCGGTCATACGCACGGCAACACCAATAATTCTGCAGTCGTCCGAGCATTTGATCATTGAATACCCTGGGTTCAGGGGCTTCAGATAAAGCTGACCCGCATCGTCTATCAGCTTTTTGAAGGTCGCTTCATTGCTGCTGGGGAGCTTGGCAACGACTAGTTTCCCAGGCCTTGCCTCAATGCCTGGATCAACCAGTATCAGCATTCCCTCGGGAACACTCATGCCGGTGGGCGCCGTCATTGAGTCGCCAGCTACTTCAAGCCAGAAAGCAAGACCTTTGGCCTTGTAGTCACTGATCTCATAACGGTCCACCAATCCGGTTTCGATAGCCTCACTCCAGCCGCCGGCGGCTACCGAGCTGACGACAGGGTAGCGATATATGCCTGTTGGGCGGTCAATCTCGCCAACGTTCGATGGCTCGGTACCGCGCCTGGATGAGTCCTGCATATCACCCTTGCCGGTCTCCAACCACTGGGGCGAGCACTGCAAAACCTTGGCCAGCTCCATGAGATTAGATCCGGTCGCGCCGTTGGTGCCATTTCGCCAAAACGTGATGGTTGCTTTTGACACACCAATCCTCGCGCTGAGCTCTGTAGCGCTCAGCTTTAGGTCGGTCATACGAGCCCGGAGGCGATCTTTAAATTCCATATTTAGGATTCTAAACTCTTTGCTGTTTAGATAACTTGCCTTGATGCGTTAAGATCTCTAAACTTGAGTGAAGACACTGGAGAAACACCATGACCTTTAACGAAGCGCTGAAATATTTCGGCACCGGCCGCGCAATCGGCGATGCCCTTGCCGTGACCAGCAGCCGGGTTTCTCAGTGCCGTACTGCGGGCGGGTTCTCCTACCCAATGCAATGCGTACTGGAGAAGGAATCGAGCGGAGCCTTGGTAGCTAGGGGATGTTGCGCTGGCCGGCATCGACAAAGCCACGCTGGACAGCCGGCTGATTTGGCCGATGCAGCAGACCGTTGAAATCGACTACGTCCGATCCGCCTTCCAGCTGCTCGCCCTGGCGTTCCGGCAGGCATTCAAACTGCGGCTGATATCGGCCAACCCGATGCAGGACATCAAGTTCAAAGACTTCTCAACAGCCAAGGTCGGTATCAAGGCTTCCAGGCTGCGCGGCACCCAGTTGCAGGACCTGCTCCACCATTTGGCCGAGGTCATAGAGTGCAATCCGCTCGACGGCATGTTGGCCGTGATGATGCTCGGCCACGGCTCCCGCATCGGCGAGACGCGGCAAGCGCGCTGGTCGCACATCAGCCTGGCAGAGCGCGAGTGGTTCATTCCAGGCGAGAACACCAAGACCGGCGTCGAGCATCATCTGCCTCTCACAGATCAGGTGCGGCAGTTGCTGATTTGGTATCGCGACAAGCAACAGGCCGCCGGGTATGACGGACAGTTCCTTTTCCCAGGTCGCGCCGGTGAAGGGCTCAGCGAGGGCCGGGCCAGCGCGGTATTTGCTCGGGTAGGGAAGGGAGAGTGGACCAGCCATGATCTGCGCAAACTTGCTCGCACCTGCTGGGCAGACATCGGTATCGACCACCTGATCGGTGAGCTGCTGATCAACCATGCCATGGGCCACAACGTGAAGGTTTACGTCCAGTCGGGCGTGATGGCGCGCAAGCGTGATGCACTGGAGAAGTGGAACGCCCATCTAGACGGAAAGGGCTTCGGCCGCATTCACAAATTGACCGGCTTTAGATTCGAAGATTCTGATAATTGCCTACAGCCCACGGATAACGTGGCGTGCAGCGCAGATGCCAACACCACCATAGGCGAGGTTTAAAAGTGGCCGAATTAATCGCGAACGTGTTGTTTACAGGCCAAGTTGCCACGCTGATTGAGGGTGAGATCGCCGACGACGGGAGCCCGATCTATGAATGCAGCGGCCGCCGTTATTCGGCCCCCTTGCGGATTGGCATTATGGATAAGCACGGCAAACCGGTTCACGGCGAAAACCTTTGGGTGGCATTGAGGGCTATAGCGCCGGAGGCTGATAAGTGAGGAAGAGTCACGGCCCAGCGTTCCGCGCCGCTCAACTTCACCTAGCCCAGTGCCCGGCCTGCCGGGGCCGCGCAGTGATCAAGGGTGTTTTCCATGAAATGGCGTGCGTGCAGTGCAACGCCTCGGGCTGGGTCGACGCCGAGACAGGTGAAGCGCTGCCGCTTGAAGTGCTGGTGACGCAACTGAGCATGCGCCTGCAGGCCGCTGACCGGCAGATCGAACAATTGAAGCGCCCGGCCCAGATGACTGGGCCTGCTGCGATTTATAACCAGAACAACCGCCGCGGTGCCGGTGGATCGAATTACACAGGGGATTGACCATGATGACTCGCAAATCGCTGCACCGCCCGCTGAGCGACAGCTAACCTCTCTGATCGGGAAGCTGCAGGGCATGTATGGGACTGTGAATATCCCCGCTATCACCCGTACGCAATCGCGCAAATGTCCGAATGGCCCATCTACTGGGGGTCTGCCAAGGATGCGCCGACCTTCACCTACGGAAATTAGCTATGCGCCATCGAGACTGGACCACGCGTCTGCACGAAGTAATCAAGGCTGCCCAAGGGCGGCCTTTTTCGTGGGGTGAATTTGACTGCTGCCTGTTCGCCGCCGACTGCTCGATCGCTGTGTGCGGTGTAGATCCAGCAGAGCAATACCGAGGCGCCTACAAAACCGAGGCGGGTGCCAAGCGCGCGCTGAAGAAGCGTCACGGTAGCTTGGAAACTGCATGGGATGCGTGCTTTGCAAGGGTTGCAGTCCCGTTCATCCAGCGCGGCGACGTTGTGATGTACGAAGCACCTGCAGGCCGCAGCATGGCTGTGTTCTGGGCCGGTGATTATTGGGCGACGACCGATGATGGCGTCGCGCGCGTTGTGTGTGAGCCTCTGGCGGCGTGGAGGGTTGAATAATGAGCAGTGGCGTTAAAAAGATCGCTCAAGTCGCCGTCGGCGCTGTGATTGGTTTCTTTCAAGGCGGCCCGGTGGGAGCTGCTATCGGCGCTGGCCTGGCATTTTACGCGGCATCACAACAGGAAGCGCTCAACACCAAATCCCCTTTGCGCGATAACGAGCCGTCCGCCCAGACCGTGAGGTCGTCTAAAGCGCCGATCCGTTTCATCCTTGGCCGTGTGTCCACTGGCGGCGTTCTGGTCTGGGCGCAGGAGCAGTCGGGAACCGCAACCGAGGGCGAGCTGCTGCACCTGGTCTACGTGCTCTGCGAGGGCGCGGTAGACGGGATTGAAAATATCTACCTTGGCGAAGAGGAAATAAGCACTTACGGCGAGTTCGCCAGCTATGAACTGATCGTCAATCCGACAGAAGTTAACCCGTTTCTTAAGGCCAACTGTCCCGACTGGAAAGATAGTCAGATTGGGCGTGGCCTATCGTTCCTGCGAATCACTTTGAAGTACAGCGCTGAGAAATTTCCGTCGGGGATTCCCGAAATGCGCGCGGTATTACGAGGCCGAAACGACATTTATGACCCGCGCACCGGCAACAACATCTACACCACCAATACCGCGCTGCACATCCTCTGGTTCCTGCGGAACCGTTGCAACGTCCCGGACGACGAGATCATTTTTGAAACCTTCGCGAGTGCGGCAAACGTCTGCGATGAAGCGCTGACCAATGCCGATGGCTCAGTCAGCCAGCGCTACCGTACCTCCTGCGTGATTGGTGCTGACGAGCAGCGCCCTGGCGTGCTGCAGAAACTGGAAGCGTCATGCGCCGGCAAGCTGATCCGCGTCGGCGGCCGCTGGATGCTGCAGGCGGGGGCCTATTACGGCCCGTATGACTTCGAGATCACCGAAGACATGATAATCGGCACTGTGTCCGGCAGCACTGAGTCGACGAACGATTCCGCAATCAACACGGTGCGCGGCACGTTTATCGATCCAGAGCAGTCCTGGACCGAAACGGATTACCCGGAGGTCAGCGTTTCCGAATGGATTCTTGAGGACGGTGGCGAAGCTGCCGAGACGATGACGTTCTCGTATGTGACCGACGCGTATCAGCCTCAGCGCCTGGCAAACATTGCGTTACGGCAACGCCGTGCAGGCGGGGCGATCAGCCTGCCGATGAACTTCTCAGGCTACAACTGCAGGCCTGGCCGCGTCGTGCGTGTGAACCTGCCATCCCTGAACATCCTTGGTGAGTTCATCGTCTCTGACTGGTCGATGGGTGATAACGAAGGCTGCACGGTTCAGGTCAAGCAATACGAGGCGGCAATCTTCGATGACGCCGTGGGCCAGCCTTACAACCCGCTGGGATTCATCAACCTGCCAAGCGGCGGGCTTGGGTCACCTACCGGACTTGCATGGTCGGCGGGCGATGCCGCTGAGGTGGTGCAGGGCGTGCTGTCGTGGGTCCCACCGCAAGGCATCATCACCTCGTATGTGGTCACGATACGCCAGGGCGGGAATGCCGTGCAGTCGCGCTCCGTGCCTGCCACTGCCAACACGCTGGCTATCAACGGTCTGCCGTCGGGTGCGTACACAATGAGCGTGGCTGCTCTGGGGCCTATGGCCAGGTCCGGCGAAGCGACGATATCAGTGAGCATTCAGGGGCCGCCAATCCCGGAATCTTGCGTAGTGCAGTCCTCGCTCGACAGCATCGTGCTGATTCCTCAAAACCCGAATCATGCGCTGAACGGCGGCACCTACGAGTATTTTTTCAGCACCAATCCGAAGGCAACATCAGGCACGGCCGAGTACCTTGGGCAGGGCTTGTCGTTTACTCACAATGGCCTGGCGTTTTATACCAACTATTACTATTTCATCCGATCGTCCAATGCATACGGGAAGAGTGCCTTCCTTTATGTGCCTGCGGCGACTTCGAACGATGTCTCGGCCTATCTGGCTGCCCTCGCCGGGAAGGTCAGTAAGACCGAGTTGAATCAAGAGTTGCAGTCGGATATTCAGTTGATTAAGCAGCTGCAAGACCAAGTCAACGCTTTGGACGGTCTCAAGGCCTACAACCCAGACGATACCTATGAAAAAGGTCAATTGGTGGTGGGTGATGGCCGGATCTACCAAGCTGAAAAGGCGGTGCCCAAAGGAACGCCGCCGCCGAATGCGGACTACTGGCAGGACGTGGGCAACCTGCTGGAAACGGCAAACGGGTTTGCTGGTCAGATATCCGCAAATACTACCGACATCTCCGTGCTCAACGGTGTTGTTACTGCACAAGCATCAAGCACGCAAGCCTTGCGCGCCGCGTATAGGGATGACGACGGGGAGGGTGAGCTGGCCGATGCTCTGAAGGGATACAGCAGCATTGCCAGTATCGTGACCGAGTCGAAAGTCCGGGCAGCTGAGAATGAAGCAACGGCCCGCACGGTCACTCAGCTGACGGCCACTGTAAACACCAGTACCGCACAGGTAAGTGATTTGCGAGAGGTGGTGACCACCAATCAGGCTGCCACTTCAACGGCCATCACGCAGCTCACCACGAAGGTCAGCGACAACTCGGCGGCCATCCAGTCAGAGGCAACCGCTCGTTCTACCGCTGACGGAGCGATTTCCACAAAGCTTGATCAAGTGCAGGCTACGGCAAACGGAGCTACTGCGCAGGCTCAGACCGCCAGCACCGCGGTATCAGGTTTGAATGGAAAGGTCTCCGCGCTCACAACCATAAAAACATCCACTACCGTGGGCGGAAGAACGGTTATGTCGGGCCTCGCTATTGGCGTCGAAGGTCAGCAGCAAGAGTCGCAAATCCTGGCTTTTGCCCAGCGCTTCGCGATTCTTGATGAGTCGAGCGGGACCCTCATTGTTCCTTTCGTTGTTCAAGGCGGGAAGGTCATTATTGAATCGGCCGTCATTGGGGATGGTTCAATCACCAACGCCAAGATCGGGAAATACATCCAGTCGAATAATTACGTTGAGGGTGTTTCCGGCTGGAAGCTGTTTTTCGATGGTACTTTTGAAATCAACTCAAGCCTGGGTGACGGTGGTCGTCAGACCATCAATGGTCAAGGCGGCAAAGTCTTTGACCAGAACCGCCTCCGCTATCAGTGGGGGAACTTGGCGGTATGAGTTACGGAGCCAGAGTTTGGGACGAAAACGGGAACTTGGTCATGGACACGACCACGTTCACTTATCAGGTAATTTGGCAGGGGGTTATTGATTTCAGTGACACGTCCGGATCAACGGCAAAGGTAATCACGCTGAGCATCCCTGGCTTTGATCCGGCGAACTGCGTCTTTATGGTCATCCCCACAAGGGCACAGGACATTCAGTCCGCCGAGGGCGATGCCACCGGCAACACCAAGTCATACCCCTACGTGACCCCATCGGACGGGCAGGTGGTTCTGAGGTCCGCCAACCCTTCAGCCAATCTCGGCAACACCAACCAGACGCGCATCGTCGCGAAAGGCTTTGCAGTGAGGTTCAAGACATGAGCTTTGGCGTCATCAGCATCAACGACAGCTCCTTCGTGCAGATTGATTCCGAAACGCCTCGGCTGTGCGTACTCACGAAGGGCAGTTATTCAGGAACTACAAACGCGAACGTGACCTTTCCGCGTGCCGTAACAAGTGCTGACCCGCCGCTGGTATTCATCAGGCCTGACCAAAACGGCATCGTTCAGGTGCCGATATCGGTGTGGTTCACTGGCGGGCCGGGCAATTGGACAGGCTTCGCAATGAAAGCTTCAAACGTCCAGAGCACGCTGAGCGGTCAATACTTCATTGCCGCGTGGGCGTCTATGGGGACAGCGTCTTTCGGAATGCGTATTTGGGGGCCGGGCGGCGAGCTTGTATATGATAGCGGCGCACCGCCAGTCGTCGTCACGTTTGCTGCTGGTAACTGGACATATGTGGGCAGCGAGCAACTAAGCGTTGGTCAGCGTTACAGGTGGAGCATTGATAAAGCGCTCGGGGTGGGGGAGTTTATATCGATAAACTCATTCGCCTTCCATTGTCACAACGGCTCAAACGGTGGCGGCTGTGCCATCGGCGTCGATTACACCAACTCGAAAATAATGCTGTACAGCCTCGCAACGACAGCCTGGACCGATCAGGGTCACAGGCCATTTCTCTGCGCAAAACTTACCGCCTAAATCAAGGCGTTTTAAATTAGGAGTTTTAAATGCCTTGGTATAAAGCCGGGACGGTTTCCGTCACCCAAAATTCGAGCGCTGTAATAGGCACCAACACTGCCTTCATTGCAAACAGTCGTGTAGGCGACGGATTTCGTGGCCCTGACGGCGCTTGGTACGAGGTGATTAACATCGCCAGCGATACAGCGATGTCGATTTCGCCGAACTACCAAGGCGCAAGCAACAGCGCGGGCGGTTATGCACTTGCGCCTCTGCAGGGCTACGTCAAAGAATCAGCGGATGCTCTGCGAGCGCTTGTGAACAAGTTCGGTACGCAGCTGGCCGCACTCGGCACCACTGGTAACTACGACATTCTCCCGGTGACAAAGGGTGGTACTGGCCGCACTGACGGGCGCGTTGTTTTTTCTGAGGTAGGGGTTCAGCAGGCTGCCGCGCTGTATAACACGCAAGGCATGTATATGGGATGGAACTCTAGCTCTCAGGGCGAGGGCCATTTTGTCGTAAACCGTGGTGGGGGGGCCGGCGGGTTCACCTGGCGATCAGTCAATGCCGGTAATACAGCCACCGGTCCCACTATGACCTACAGCTCCGACGGACTACTGACCGTTTCGTCGTTATCTGTTACTGCGGCACCTATCGGCATCGCATCAGGCGGTACTGGCGGCAACACGGCGGCAGCTGCTCGCAGCGCTTTAGGGATTGGTGCTGCCCAAGCTCCAACTTTTGGCGGCATTGAGCTGAGCAACACCAGTCCGTACATTGACTTCCACTACAACAACACCGCAGCAGACTTCGACGTTCGATTGATAAACCAGAACGCAGGCATTCTCACACTGCAGGGTGCTTTTCAGACTACAGGCAGGATTGAGTCTGCGGGCACATGGTGCAGGGCAGGGCTGAGCGCCGGTCGAGGCGTTACGGTGTACAACTACAACTGGACCGGATCGAACGTTGACGTCTGGATCGACAACACCTATGTCGGGACCATGACGCTGTTCGGGTCTGACTACCGGTTCAAGAAGTACATCACCGATGCGAAAGTGAAGTCCTATCTTGATCGGATCGATGCTTACAGAATCGTCAACTACCAACGCAAGGTGTTCGGCGCGGTGTTTCGTGGCGATGGAACCACCTATCAAGGCTTGATTGCACATGAGGCGCAGGCGGTAAATCCCTTGGCTGTGACCGGCGAGAAGGACGGCGTCGACGAAAACGGCAACGCACGCATTCAGCAGTTGGACCCGATGGCCTTGATCACCGATCTGATGGGAGCCGTCAAGGAGCTGCGCGCCGAGGTAATAGCGCTCAAGGCTGCTGCACAGCCAGCGGCCGAACCTGCCGCCGCGTAACGCCCGCACAGCAACACCCGCACCCCGCCATCGAGCGGGTATTTTTTTGCTTGGAGAAACACCAATGCCGATCACCGCGCAGCAACTACTGCAGATCCTTCCGAACGCCGGCCAGAAAGCCGGCGTTTTTGCACCCGTCCTCAATACGGCGATGAGCAAGTACCAGATCGTGACCCCGCTGCGCATCGCAGCTTTCATCGCCCAGGTCGGTCATGAGTCCGGCCAGCTGCGTTACGTCCGCGAGATTTGGGGGCCGACTCCGCAGCAGCTGGGGTACGAGGGGCGCAAAGACCTGGGGAATACCGTGCCGGGCGATGGCTCCAAATACCGTGGGCGCGGCCTTATCCAGATCACCGGTCGGGCAAACTATGCCGAGTGCGCCGAAGCGCTGGGCCTGGATCTGATCAACCATCCGGAATTGCTCGAGCTGGCGCAGCACGCCGCGATGTCGGCGGCGTGGTTCTGGCACCGGGCCGCGCTCAACACGCTGGCCGACAAACGCGATTTCGTGACTATCACCAAACGTATCAACGGCGGCACGAACGGCTTGGCAGATCGGCAGGCGCTTTATGCGCGGGCGCTTGAGGTGCTGGCGTGAAGGTCCTGCCGTGGAAGGCAGTCGGCCTGCTGCTGATCCTGCTGGCGCTAGCCGGTGCGTTGTACGGGGCATACCGGCACGGCGTGACCGTCACCGATCTGGCCTGGAAGGCGAAGTGGGCCGAGGAAGTCAGCGCCCAATCCGAAGCGGTGGCCACCACGACCACCGAGTACCGAACCGAAGAGCAACGCCGCCAGAAAGCGGCCAACCAGGTGGCAAACGATGCAAGACAAAACCAGACCGCTGCGATTACTGATGGCTCTGTCGATGATGCTTCTGGTGAGCTCATGCGCATCGAAGCCGGAAAAATGGCAGCAACGGCAAGTTGCGTGCCCAGCGATACCGGAGCTTCCGAGCGAGGCAAGGCAGCCACCCGCGCCGCAATGGTGCTCTCCGACTTGCTCGGCAGGGCTGACGCGCGAGCGCGAGAGCTGGCTAAGGCTTATGACCAGTCCCGAATAGCCGGGCTGGCGTGTAACCGCGTTGTCGAAGAGCTATCCAACACCACCAATTCAGCCAGGCCGTAGGCCGCCGAGGAAGCACTGTGCAGACAGTAACGAAGCAAGAAACCTACGACCGCACGATGAAAGTGACGTTGGCAGTGAAGGCGAACGGCGGGTCGGTGACGGTCCAGATTCAGGCCGGTGATAACTGGATCACCACCGACACGCTCTGGAAAGACGGTGGCTATCAGCTGAGCATTCCGCCCGCGACGATCCGCTACGTGCCCGCTGCTGGCGCTTCATTTGAGGTCTACGCATGAGCCTTCTGGTCAACCCAATCCCACGTCGCCAACCGATCCGGCGCGGCCTGGGTCTGCTCGGCGATAGCTTCTCGGGCAACTGCCACACCATCGCGGCGACGGCGTTTGGCACCGAGGTCTATGGCTATGCGGGCTGGATCGCGGCGCGTACCGGCCTGTTCCCGAGCTACGTCGACAACCAGGGCAAGCTCGGGGACCACACCGGGCAGTTTCTGGCCAGGCTTCCGGCCTGCATTGCATCGTCCACTGCCGACCTTTGGCTGCTGCTGTCACGCACCAATGACAGCACCACGGCAGTTATGGGCTTGGCCGACACGAAAGCCAACGTGATGAAGGTCGTCACCGCGTTCATGAACACGCCCGGCAAGTACCTGATTGTCGGCACTGGTACGCCGCGCTTCGGTAGCAGGGCGCTGACCGGGCAGGCGCTGGCCGATGCGATCGCCTACAAAGACTGGGTGTTGAACTATGTCAGCCAGTTCGTGCTGGTGGTGAACATCTGGGACGGCTTCACCGAGGCCATGACCGTGGAAGGCCTGCACCCTAATATTCTGGGTGCTGAGTTCATCAGTTCGCGAGTGGTACCGATAATCACCGCCAACTTCGAGTTTCCCGGAATCCCGCTGCCCACGGACGCTGGCGACATCTACTCGGCCATCCGGCCCTACGGTTGCCTCAATGCCAACCCGCTGATGGCGGGCACGGGCGGCACGCTCCCGGCTGGAGTGAACGCCGTGGCCGGTTCTGTTCTGGCGGACAGCTACAAGGCAGTTGGCTCTGGCCTGAACGGGATCACTACGCGGTGGTTCAAGGAGCCTGCCGCCTATGGCGAGGCGCAGTGCATCGAGCTGCGTGGGAACATGGCGACTGCGGGCGGCTACATCTACATGCAACCCACGGCCAACGTGGTACAGACCAACCTGGCGGCCGGCGACGTTATCGAAATGGTGTCGGCGGTGGAAATCATGGGTTCGTCGCGGGGCATTCTGGCTTGGGAGGCTGAATTGACCATTACCAAGACGGTCAGCGGTGCTTCGTCAACGTCCTACTTTCGGTCGATGGACAAGTACCAAGAACCGTTCACCATGCCGGCCAGCTTTTCCGGGGCGTTGGAAACACAGCGCGGCACGATTGACATGAGCGAAACCGTGATCACCTCACGCATGGGCCTGTACCTGGCTGCAGGTGTAACGCAGGACTCGATAGTCAAGGCAGCGCAGTTCGGAATTCGCAAAGTGTAACCCGGTCTAACGACCCTTGCCCGAGAGTCGTTAGACCGGATCGTAAGTCATCGCAAACCGCCGCTCGGCGAGTCTCATCTGGAAGACAGGAACGCCAGCATAATTAGCCGCTGCTATGAGGGCGGCTCTGTCTTTCTCGGTAGCTTTGGCACCTATATAAACAGCCTTCAGTGGGGCAGGAACATTAAGCTCATCATTGCTATGAATAATAAGTCGCCATTCTTTTTCGTATTGCCAATCTTCGGTTTTATGAATCGCTGCAGCGATACCAAATAGATTATTAAAATCCTCAGATCTATCGTCACTTGCAAATAGGTGACTTACATCTAACATTTCAGAGTCATATAAGACGGGCCACAAGGACCTAACGTACATATCTCGACGCGGTAACTGATGGAAATCATATTCCATCGCAAATCCCTTGTGATCCTCGGCGTAATGCGACCACATCAGGATAGAGTCAATCCTCTCGCTTAGAGAACATATCTTATAGATTCCCATCATTTTCGATCTAAACGCTAGAGAAACTTCATTCGACATCTTTTCGAATCGGGATTCTATTACGCTTTTTAAAGCCTCAAGCTGGACGCTGTCTAGCTCGCTCGCCGCCAGTGCAAGAAGGTGATCCACATCATTGCCGGAATAGAAGTTTGCTTGGAGTGCGCATTCATAGGGATCATTGAAGGTGGCCGCGCTGGCACAGAAAAGAGTTTTTTCAATGAAATTGGTAATGGCATATTCTGTAAAACCACGGCATTTGAACAGTCGTTTGGGGATATGCGGCGTTTTGATATCCATCATCCCTTCTATCTTTTGACGAGACGTAGTAAGGGATGTTAGAGACTCCTTAAGCTTTAGTTGCCAATCAAGTACAGTCATCTTGCTGTTCCTTTTGCAATCGATCTGAATTTTTCTTCAAGCTCACTCGTCATTCCCTTCTCCAGACTATCAAGGTAGTCCGCATACCACTGCACCATTTGCTGGCGCTGGCGCAAGTAAACTGCCTTATCGTACACACCCTTGATGCCTGTCTTTTTGTGTGCCAGATGCGCCTCTATCCATTCCTCCCGCCACCCATGCTCGTTCAGCAGCGTACTGCACGTGTGCCGTGTTCCGTGGCCAGTCATACGGCCCTTGTAGCCGATCAGAGCAAAGCACTTGTTGATGGTCGCGTCAGATATGACCGGCACCTTTTGCCCGCTGGACGGGAACAGGTATCGGGATCGTCCGGTGATCCTGTGCAGGTCTTTGATCAGCTCCACTGCCTGAGTAGGCAGCGGTACCACATGATCGCGTCCCATCTTCATCTTGGCACCCGGTACGCTCCAAAATCCCTTCTCCAGATCAAACTCCGTCCACTCAGCCCATCTGGTCATCCCTGGCCGTGATGCGGTCCAGACGGTGAGCCATGCTGCAGCCTTGACGATTGCGCCGCTTTGCGACTGTCGCAGGGCCTGAAGAAACTCAGGCAATTCAGCCTCCATCAGGTGAGGGTACTGGGTTTCCTCCGGCGCCTTTGCTGCGATGTCCACCAGGTTGCTGGCCGGGTTGTTCTCTGTCATTCCCATCGCGATAGCCAAGCCAAATATCTGGTTGACCCACACGCGAACCTTTTCCGAAGTGTTATGGGCACCTCGCTTTTCGATGGACGCCTGCAGCTTCGCGCAGTCAGCCCGGGTGATCTGCTCAAGCGGCTTGTCTCCGAGCGCAGGGAGAATGTCGTTATCAAGCGCGCCGCGCATCCCCTTCACGGTTTTCTCTGCCCGGCCGTCCGCCATCTTCTTGTTCAGCCACAGATCGGCAGCAACTTTGAACGTGTTGGCCGTCACAGCCGTTTTGGATGCGCGAGAGGCTGCCTTGTGCGCAACCGGATCGACCCCGCTTGCCGCAAGCTTCTGAGCCTCGAAAGCCTTCTCTCTGACTTTCTTTGTGGTCACTTCAGGGTACGAGCCAAGTCCGTGCCACCCCCATTTGCCGTCGGGCTTCTTGAATCTTAACTCCCACCGCTTGCGTCCGGACGGGCTGACCACAAAATACAGACGGTCCACACCGTAGGTTTCCCGGTACTCCTTGGCTTCTGGTTCGAGCGCTGCAAGCACGGTGTCGGCGAGCGGCCGACGCTTGATTTCAGTCCGTTTCAT